CCCCTTTCGCCTCCCCTTTCACTATCACGTTCCTCTCCAGGATTTTCTCCAAGTTTCGGTTTCGGGGAGTTGCCCCACTGTTCCGTGATCTCGGGTTGCCCCACTGTTCCGTGATCTCGGGTTAGTCATATCCACCAAAGTTATCCACCAAGCCTCTATGCAGCCTGAGATAACGCTGGAGTCGAATGCCGGTTGACCTGTGATGACATCTGAGATAACGCTGGGGGAAGTCTGAGATAACGCCCCCTCGAATCTGAGATAACGATGACCCAAGACTCGCGGCTCCGGGCAAGGCAGCACTCCAAGGCCTACTACGAAAGGCTGAAGGCGGACGAGGCGAAACTTGCGGCCCGAAACGCGAAAGTGGCCGAAAGAATGCGGGCCTACCGGGCGAAGAAGAGGCGGCCCTCTGAGATAACGCCCACTGAGATAACGCCCTCTGAGATAACGGGGCCCTCTAAGATAACGCTGCCGGTCGAGGAGGGGAGGCCCTGTGTCGGCGGCAAGCACTCCCCGGCGAAGACCCAAGGCGAGGTGCAGCCTTCGATGGAGTCGATCATTGCCGAGTGGCAAAGGAACTTCGACCAGCAGGAGTTGGCGGAAGAGAGGGCGGCGATCCGTGAGTTCGGGGGCGGCTGATCCGGCAGCCCAGCCATCTCGGGTCGAGACTATCCACGAACCCTATCCACCAAGCCAGCCACACGTTTCGGAGCAGAAACCCTCTCAAGGGGCATAGTGTCGCAGGTGTCGCAGAACACTCTCTGCGACACAACCCAAGTAACTCCCGGGAAAACCGCAGGTGTCGCCACTGTCGCCACTGTCGCCGGGGGTAAAGGGTCCGAGGTGGCAGCCTGTGATGACAGCCCCCTACCTGTGATGACACGGTGAAACTTAGTTCAATAGGGGACATATATGACCTTCGTTTTTCCCGGGGATTCCTGCACTTCTCCCTGCGGCGGCTCAGGTTTTGGGGCGAAAGGGGCTTATTCGGGGGTTAGGGTTAGTCGCATATCTCACTTTATGCCATTTATTGCCCCTGCACTGACATAACCCTGACAGTGGAGTGGAGGAGTCTGGAGTCCTCGCTGGCCTCATAAGCCAGAGATCGTGGGTTCAAATCCCACCTCCACCACTCAGAGGAGTTCCCCATGTCGGAAGTCATACGGCAAATCCAGAAGCACAAGTCAGCGGCCTACGGTAAGCCTGTGAATCCCAAGGTCGCCCCGCCCTCCAAGACTCAGGGGCAGTTCTTTCAGTCTGGCTCTCACGGTGGTGGGGGCGGCGGCTGATTCGTTCGGCAGCCAGCCGGACATAAATCCCTTCATGGACGAGTTCTGTGAAGGTGCGAACCGGGCGGCCCAAGTGGTGATCGCCTTCTTGCTGTTCGTGACGACCTTCCATCTCTTGGCCATCTCGGCGGCGGTTGTCATCTGGCTGTACGAGAAGTTGTTTGGGAGGCGTGACTGATGGGCGGACCTAGGCGTTTCCCGAAGCCACCGGACTTCAGTGCCGCCCGACAGTTGCAAGCGGACTTTGGTGTCCCCGGTGCGGCTCGGCCCAACAGCGATCTCACTGTCGCCGAAGCCGATGCCCGGATGAAAAACAGCGTTCGGGATCAGGACGGCAACATCTCTCAGGTCAACGACCGTGGCCTAGAGTCTGACCTACAGAAGAATCTCCAAGGCCTCTACCTGAAGGCTAAGAAGGAGAACATCAACCCTCTGGACTTTCCGGAGGACTGGGGGCAGTTCATTCCTCCACCAGAACTTGGCCATGCGGATATGTACATGGTGAACCCCTACAACACTCGGGGGAACCATGGCATAGAGGCGGATGGGGCCATAGATGGTCGAGGCCATGCTGCTATCGGGGTGACCAACGGCCAGAGGATTCTGGAGGGCCAGTACGGCCAGCAACTCGGCGAGAACATCGGTCGGCGGTTCTATGAGCGGAACAAGGGCGGCCCGAAGGGGTTGCTGAACATTGACCGAGACGGCCCCGGGGTCCACTTGTTCTCCCCGGCCTACATCGTCAGGGGGGAGTCCGCTCCTTCTGGCGGCGCGTCGGCCTACTGGGATCGGCTGAACCGGTATGCCTACCTGCCAGCCAGCGTCCGAGATGACGACTTCCTGAACTCCCACGAACTGACCCACGCCACCATCGAGGGCAGGCAGGGTGACCCGAACAATCCGCTGCATGGACTTCCCGACTGGGATGCGTTCAGTGCTGCTCTCCAAGGGGGCATCCCCAATCAGGCCAATCCGGCACTCCCTTGGTTCATCAAACGCTGGACTGACCCCCGGTCGGGTCGAGCCGAGATCGCCGCCGACTGGGTTCTCGCCAACAGGAATCGGTCAGCCATCTCAGGGAATCCCCTCCGTGGCGACAAAGAAATCCTTGGGAACCTGAAGAAGGCCCTTACTGGAGACCTGATCGACGACCCCACGATTCAGATAGGGCCCCGGGCAGGTAACGAGGCCCATTGGCAGAACGCCGTCGAAGATGCCATGCGGTACTACTGGCACTCCCCTGCGATCAAGAGCCGAAACAGGGACACCCTGATCGAGATGCTTCTTGACGGAAGCAGCACCCAAGACGGACATCCGAAGTACCCCAATGCCTGACTTCGTCCCCCAGACACCCGATCACCATCGGGAGATGATCCGCAACGCCGTTCTGGAGGAAATCCGGAGGGCTCAGGTTCAGGACTACGGGCTTGCCGACCGGTTCCTCGAAGGCAATCCGGCTGCCGTGAACTGGGTGAAGAACGCCCTCAGGTCAGGCGACCCGGACTCGGACCCGGCGTCTTGGGACCCTCAGTCTATGGGGCCGGAGTGGCAAGAACTTCGCCAGAAGCAACTGGCCGGTTTTGCTGGCCGAGGCTGGAGCCAAGACCGGATCGACCAGTGGCGAGCGGCCAACAACGCCTACTCGATCCCCGACCGGCTGCTCACCGACGGCGGCAGGCAGGCCAACGACTGGCAGGCCAACCGAGAACTCATCGACGGCTACCTCAAGGCCCGGACTCCAGCAGCCAAGCCCAAGTCCTCTTTCAGGGACGCCATGCTTGGGGGCACGGCCATGTACACCAAGGAGAACCCACAGCGGGACTACGAGAACTCGCTGAACACCCTTGCCGAGGAGTACAAGCGGAAGCACGGCAGCCAGTACGGCGAAAGCGGCTGGTCGGGCTTCATGGACAACCCGGCTGAATACACGGTCCCGGGAATCATCGACCATGCCTTCGACCGGGGCTACCACGCCTTCGACTTCGGGTGGTTCAACGAACGATCCGACGGCACCAACAAGGGCTTCTGGAATGCCTTAGTTGATGATGTCCCTAACTACCTAAACCTGAGAAGGGCGGCAGGTCAGGTCGAGCCAGCGATCCCGGGAAGCCCAAAGACCCCGGACGAACATGAGGCCGCCACCAAGAGCCTGCGGCAGATGCTGACCGACGCCAACCCAAGGACATCGGACGCCACTGCTTTCGACGACTACTACCGCCGAAACAACAGCCACTACCCGTCTTACCTTGGAAGCACCGGGGTGGAGTTCGCCAAAAACATCTTCAGCGACCCCTCGATTCTGGCCACCGGGGGTATGTCCGGAGCCGGGGCCCTGAAGATCGCCACCGGCCCAGCCATGAAGACCATCCGTGGGCTTCCGCTTCGCTGGCATCACGCCCTCCATCCGCTCGGCCATGAGTTGGGAGAAGAGGCAACGATGTATGGGGCCTTGGCAGTTCCCATGACCATGGCCAGTGAGGCGGATCAGGCCCAGTACCCCGAGGAGTACCAGCGGCCGGTTCCGTTCGGCAGGCTGTGGGAGCCGGGGAACGATGCCCGCACCGACATCCCCAAGGCTGTCCGAGAGATGCCGCAGACGGATTGGCTGAAGCGAGATCAGGCCATCCAGAAGAAGCGAGAGGAGGCGAACGACGCCGCCCGCAAGGTGGTTCCGTCCCTTCCCAACAAGAAGATGTTTGGCAACCTGAACGTCACACCCACGTTCTGAAGACAAATGCCCATTGCCAGATAGCCGGACAGGCTGAAACTCCACTCTTGTTCCCCATTCCTTGGAGGAGGAGTTATGACAGACGACATCGAGCCGGTTGATTCCCAGACCCCCGATTCCAGCCCGGTCGAATCGACCCCGTCGAGCGTTGACACCTCTGGTCAACAGTCCTACTCGGCACCTGCTCAACAGCAGCCGCAGCAGCAGACTTCCCCGTGGGAGGCCTTCAAGCGGCTCCCCGACTTCCAAGGCCAAGACGACCGGGCCATCGCAGCCCGCCTGTATCAGGCCATGGAACGAGAGAAGGCTGCTTCCCACAAACTGGCCCAGTACCAGCAACTCCTGCCCTACGCTCAGGAGTATCTCCACTACCGGCCCGAGTTCGACAAGTGGCGGCAGTCCCAGTCCCAGCAGGTCCAGCAGGCCCAGCAACTCCAGCAGCAGACCAAGCAGCCGGAGGAGGCCAAGTGGTGGAACCCGCCTCAGGTGCGGGATTCCCATAAGCGATACCTGACCCGAGACGAAGACGGCAGGGAGATCATTGATCCCAATGCCCCCATCTCGGCCCGGGAAGAACTGCTTGAGTACCAGCAGTACAAGGCGGACTTCGCCAAGAAGTTCTTGGAGGACCCCGAGTCAGCACTGGGTCCCATGGTCCAGAAACTGGCCGCAAAGCAGGCCGAGGAGATCGTACAGCAGCGGTTCCAGAAGCAGGAGAACGAGTCCTACGTCCAGTCCATTGAGGAACAAAACAAGGACTGGCTCTTTGATCCGGAGACAGGGAATGTCACACCGGAGGGGTTGCTCGTACATAAGTACGTCGAAGAGGCAAGATCGCTGGGCATCCAAGGTCCCAAGGCCAGATGGGACTACGCCATTGCAAAGACCGAAAGGGACTTGCTGGCACAGACCTTTGACGCTCAGCAGGCCTCGGAAGGCCAACTCCAGCAGCAGATTCAGCAGTTCATGCAGCAGGCCGCCGCCCCACAGGCAGCACCCCCTGCTCCTCCGGCTGCCCAGCCCGCTGCCCCGGACTTGGCCCAGAAGAACTACCAGCACCTCCGCAGAGAAGCATCCCGAAACCCGAGCCGATCAGCGGGGACTGCGAACACCGACTCCCGGGCACCCAAGCCCAAGATGACCTTCGAGCAAATGCTAAGGGACGATGCAAACTCCCGAGGCCTAATCTGAAAGGATAGAGCAGATGCCTTCTTCCACTGACTGGGCTCGTTCCATTGGCACGACCATCATCAACTACCTCAAGGAAGAGGAGTTGACCACGTTCCGCAAGTTCAAGGTGTTCACGCTACTTGAAGGAAACGGCAAGGTCGTGATGAACCAAGGAGGCAGAGGCCTTCAGTGGGAGGTGCGTTACCGTAACCAGCCAGTCACTGGCAACAACGGAGAGACGCCACGGGTATTCGCAAGGCAGAACCTCTGGGTCAATGCGGAACTCCCGTACCGTGGCTATCAGGTCACGGATAGCATCTACAAGAAGGAGATGCTGGAGAACCGGGGTCAGCAGGCCCTCATCAACGTGGCTGGCAAGATGGCTTCCCGCTTGCAGGAATCCATGGAGCAGCACCTTGCCAAGGAAGTCTGGATCGACGGCGGAAAGGCGGGGAACGAACTCCGCTTCCACGGCATCGAGTCCATGATGGCCATCGACGGCACCATCAACATCAACGATGGGACCAAGCGGACGGCCAACCCGGAAGACCCGTTCGGTTTCCCGGCGGACATCTACGCCAACATCAACACCGGCCTCGGTGCGGTGGCTGGCTCCCAGACCGACGGCGTTTGGCCGAACGGTGTCTGCGATCCCGAGTACGACTTCTACAGCCCGATCATCGTGAACTACGGCAGCACCTACTTCAAGGGCGGTGCTGACGGGAAGGCCACCCAGAACTGGGCGGACAACTGCGTTCTGGCCACCCGAGAGGGCATCCATCAGGCCAAGCGGAACGACACGAAGGAATCCCAGATCGACACCGTGGTCATCGACCGCAAGATGTTCATCGAGTACATGAACAAACTCGATTCCAAGGAGCGGGCTATCGTGACTCGGACCAATGGTCTGAAGTCCTATGGCTTCTCCGATGTCTTCGAGCAAGACGGGGTGGAGATCACTACGGAGTACGCGGTCCCGAGCGGCTGTGGATACGGCCTTTCCATCGGGAACATGGAACTCCGGTGCATGGAAGGCAGCCTGATGACTGCCGAGGGCCCGTTCTATAACGAGGACCTGCAATCCTATAGGTATGTCGTGTCCGTACTCGCCAACCTGAAGTTCAAGTCCCCAAGAAACTTCTTCAAGTTGCAGAACATCACCCCCGTCTGATCCTCAACCCAAAACACCAACCCTTAGCCAGAAAGCAGAGCCATGAGCGTTCTCACTTCTGATCCCCCGTTCGGCCGTGGCCACACCCTTGGCGTCAAGTCCGTCAAGGACGGCAACAACGTCATCGGCTCCGTCAAGGTCTTCACCGACGCCGACCCCCGGGAGGGAACTGTTCTCTCCAACCGAGAAGTCCGCGTGGTGTGCCTCCGGAACCGGACGGGCGACGTTCTCCTTCCGAGTCAGTTGGTCGCCTGCAACCTCGAAGAGGCCACCGGGCTCGCCACCGACAAGGACCCCATCGTCGCCGTGGTGGACGAGTACCTCCCGTCCGAAGGCGTGAAGGTGGACGATGTGTTCTTCGGCGTCATCACGGGCCCGACCAAGGTCAAGGGCGGCACTCTCGCTGCCGGTGATCTCGTCGCGGTCGGTGCTGGCGGTGAGGCGGCTGGCGGTGAAGGTCTGGGCATGGCCCTTGCCGAGACCGACGCCGACACCGAACTCACCCGTGTCCTCGTCGGCCTCCACTACAACAGTGCCGCAAACTGATAAGTGAGGTGTCTGTGGACCTGACCACCGTCGCCATCATTGTCGTCGCGGTACTGGTAGTGGCCCTACTGGTCGTGCCGTTCATCTGGTCCCTCTTGGCCTCACGGAAAACCGTGGGTGCCAAGGGGGCCTTCCAGAAGAAGGCCGTCACCGAACTGCTGACCCTCAAGGACCGGCTCTCCAGCGAGGGACACCCCGCTGCCTCCAAGTTGTGCCGCGAGAGTGTCATTGCCCTGATCTGCGACGAGACCCCCAACGACGAGACCCCGACCCAGAAGAAGAGCCTGTTCCAGTAACCCGGGTGACCGGCCATGTTCAGGCTCAGAGTGGTCGCGGTTCTCCTGTTGGTGGCCTTTGGTCTCCTCCTGCTGTCCAACCGGAAGCCTGAGGACAAGCCCGCAGAGCAGTGCCCCAAGCCGGTGATCGTCCGGCCCCGAAAGCCCCAGTACCCGATCAGCCCGTTCGAGAAGCAAGTCATCCAACTCACCAACCTCCAGCGAACCTCAAGAGGCCTTCGACCGTTAGATGTAGTGCCAGCCCTGATGCTGGACGCCCAGAAGTGGAGCGGAGTTCAGGCCAACCGAGGCCGGATGTACCACTCCAAGATGGGCCACGGTGAGAACGTCGCCTACGGGCAACGGACTCCCCAAGAGGTCATGACCGCTTGGATGAACAGCCCCGGACACAGAAGAAACATCCTGAACCCCAGATACACCCAGATAGGTGTAGGTGCCGTGGATAACGGCAGAAGCATCTACTGGACCCAAGTGTTCGAGTAATCCCGCCCAGGAGAATCCGCCATGAAGAATCTCATCGCCGCCCTGCTCGCCCTGTTCGTCTTCGCTGCCTCGGTCGAGGCTGGTTCGTGCCACGGCACGGCCAAGGCCCCGGTCGTGACCGAAGAGGTCGATGTCATCGTGACGGCCCCGCAGAAGGCCGTTCAGGAAGAGGTCGATGTCACGGTCAAGAGCATCCCCGGCACCTCGGAAGTGGAGGTGGATGTGGTCGAGTCGGCCACCGTCATCGCCCCTCCGGCCAGCGGTCTGCTTGTCCGGAAGAACGCCCGGAAGGAAAAGAAGGCCACGATTGTGGCTGCCCGCGAAGGTCGGAAGGCCGCTCGCTATGCCTCAAAGGCCTGTGATGCTGCTGGCCAGCAGGCCCGGGAGGAGATCGTGGTCGAGGCCTTCAAGCAGTGAGGCCGCACTGGCCTGCGGGGCAGGCTAGTTGGAGGAGAGTCGATGCGGGGGGAGCGGGCTCCATGCCCCTCCCCCCGCTTGCACAACCGGAGAAGGAGTCGTGAGTAGCCGAATCCGTGCCCTTCGCGGACGCTCTGGAAGCCAGTTGTCACCCGAGCAACTTGCTCAACTCCAGCACATGGCCACCGGCCAGCCCATCACCCCGGGCCAAGACACCGGGATTGCCCCTCTAGACGAGTTCCTTGATGGACCGTCTATGGCTTCAGTCCTCCTGAAGCAGGCCAAGGGCGAGTATCTCCGGAACATCATGCAGCAGGCCCGGGACAGCGACACCGAGGGGACCGTATCCCCCATGATCGCGTCCGTACTCCAGTTGGACAGGTAGCCGTATGGAGCGTCGGCAGTGCGAGGAGTGCCGGGATTTCAAGGCCCTCACCCCCCGGAACTTCCCCTTCATTCCGGGGCACTCGAACGCCTTCCAGTCCACTTGCTGGAAGTGCAAGCGGGAGAAGCGGCGGAAGGCCAAACTCAACCGCATCGAAACCGAGGCCATCGACAAGTTCTCCAAGGCGGTCGTCCGAGGCGGGTCGAACATCCCGCACACGGCAGAACTCCTTGAGTCCATCATGAACTACTTCGGAGGGGCCAACGGCTTCTCCAGCCTGCTGATGAAGCAGTATTTCGAGTCCGCCCCGGGCAGCCGGATGCGGAACTCCATCTTGGAAATGACCCTGCGGCTGGCCTCCAAGAACACCGAGCAGGGTGGGGCCAAGAAGCCAATCGACCTCTATTCCGAGGAGGAACTGGAGGACGAGATCAACAAGCGGCTGGAGCAGGCAGTCGCCCTCTACGGAAAGTTCAGGTGCATAGATGCCCAAGTGGACCCGTCATCCGCAGCAGCACACCCCACCCCCACCCTTGCCGAACATCCAGAACATCTCGGAGTTCCAGCGGGAGGAACTTCGGACCTTGCAGTCCGAGTTGAATGCGAGGCGAATCGAAGCCTTGAGGCTATACAAGCCAACGGCCAAGCAGTTGGAGTTCCACCAATGCTTGTCGAGCGAGACCTTGGTGATCGGGGGGAATCGGTCGGGTAAGTCCCTCTGCACGTTCGTGGAGGACGCATGGGCCGCAACTGGCACCCATCCCGTCGAAGGCAAGTACAGAAAAGAGGGCGGGAATCTCGTCGTCATCGGCCAGAACTGGAAGCACATCGGTCTGGTCGTGGTGCCGTACCTGTTCCGTGCCGGGGCCTTCAAGATCATCAGAGACAAGGCAACGGGCCAGTGGAGAGCCTACGACCCAGTGGCCGATGCCGAGCGGGCCAAGGAGGCCAAGCCTGCCCCGCCCCTGATCCCGCCTCGGATGATAAAGAGTTTTTCGTGGGTCCTGAAGTCGGCCGGATACCTAAACTCTTGTGAGTTGGTCAATGGCTGGACCATTTACTGCTTCTCTTCAGAAGGTGATCCACCCCAAGGCTTTCAAGCAGATCGCGTACACATAGACGAAGACCTAAACAACGAGGCTTGGGTTCCTGAAATGCAAGCACGACTTGCTGACAGGAAGGGCCTTTTCAACTGGTCCGCCATGCCTCATTCCAAGAACGAGGCCCTGATCGGCCTGAACGAGCGGGCCGAGAAGGCAGAGGAGCAGGGAGACACCAAGGACATCAAGCGGTTCGTCCTCCGCTTCTTGGATAACCCCCACATCGACAGCGACGAAAAGCGGAAGGCCGTCGAGCGGTGGTCGGCCATCGGAGACGACGTTCTCCGGCAGAGGTCCGAGGGCGAGTTCATCACCGACTCGATCTTGGTCTACCCCAACTGGAACCCCAGCGTTCACGGGTTCATCAGGGAAGGCCTGCCCAATGGCCAAATCCCGGCTGACTGGTGCCGCTATGCAGTCATCGACCCGGGCCACGCCATCACCGCCGTCCTGTTCGGGGCAGTCCCCCCGGACGAGAAGATGATCCTGCTGTACGACGAACTGTACATCCGGAACTGCAATGCCATCGTGTTCGGGCAGGAGTTCGCCAAGAAGGCCAAGGGGCAGCAGTTTCACGCCTTCCTGATCGACGCCCACGGGGCCCGCCTGACCGACATCGGCTCGGGCCGCAGCCCCCAAGAGCAGTACAGCGAGCAGTTGGCGGCACTGAACGTCCGTTCCCGGGTGACCGGCCACAGTTTTATCCCGGGCTCCGACGACATCCTCTCGGGCCTCCAGTCTGTCCGGAACATGATGCACATCCGGCCCTGCGGCTCCCCTCGCCTGCGATACCTCCGAGGCTCCATGCCCAACTTGGAGCGGGAGATGAAGAGGTACAAGAAGAAGGTGAACTACGTCGCCGGGACATCGGTCGTCTCGGATGAGCCCAACAAGCGGGGCGAGTTCCATCTGGTGGACTGCCTCCGCTACCTCTGCTCCTACGATCCGGCCTACCACAAGCCGGAGCAGCACATCGAGGAGCCGTGGTACGTCGCTTGGGCCGAGAAGCGGCGCAAGCAGAAGGGGCAGGAGGGCGTAGTTTACTTGGCCCCTAACTCGTATTCCGAGACTTGGATCGCCTGACAAATGCCAGTTGTTGTCTAGCACTTCTCTCCGGAAGATCGCATCTGTGGGTGGAGCCCCACAGTTCAAGCGACTTTTTGGAGGAGATCATGCCAGACTTCCGCCCCCCTGAACTCATCGTCGGCGACTTGGTTCTCTGGTACAGCAACCCCTTCTCGCCTCAGGAACCGGCCATGGGCTGGGTGGCCAAGAAGCCGGGGCACCAGACCGCCCACCTCCTCTGCTGGGCCGAGGATGCCGGGTTCGTCGAGAAGCCCTCCGTCCGCCACCGGGACGACCCGTTCTGGCGGGAGTCAGACACCGCTGCCGCTTGGGGCAAGTGGGGCTGCTACGAACTCCACCCCCAGACCAAGGCCCTGAAAGAACTCCAGTCGTTGCTGACCAAGCAGAAGATCGAAGCCGCCAAGAAGAAGGAGACCTGACCGTGCGCAAGACCATCATCGCTCTCGCCATCGCCCTGTCCCCGACTCTTGCCTTTGCCCAGAACTGCGTCAACGGCCAGTGTCGGCCCGTCCAGAAGGCAGCCACGGCAACCGCCCAAGGGGTGGCCCACCTGCTGGCCCGGTCGGGTCGGCTCTTCCATCCGGGCGGCAACCCCTACTCCCACGAAGGCGTGGGCATGGGCAGCACCCCGGAAAAGGCCCTGAACAACTGCTGCTACTCCCGGTCGGGGATGCGGGTGGCAGATCAGGGGGTCGCCCAAGGCCCAAACGGGATGTTCTATGCCTGCAAGCGTTATGCCCGCTAGCCCCCTAGAACGGACATAAACAAGGCATGGACGAGAACCTCATGCCCGAACTGCCCTCGGAATCCGAGGGTGGCGGCCTACCTCCTATCCCTGAAGAGGCCATCTCTCAGCGGAAGATGGAGGATGCTCTGCGTTCGATCTCTACCTCTTGGTTATCCAAGATCAAGCAGGCAGAGAAACACGCCAGACCGTTTAGGGAAGACGCCAAGGAGTGCATGAACTTCTTCGACGGCTCCGGAGACTGGTTCTGGAAGAGCAACACCGAGAGCAAGAAGTATTCGGACATCGCCCCGCCATCCTTCAGGATGACGATCAACAAGGCCTTCGAGGCGGTGAAGTTGTTCGGCTCGGTGATCTACGCCCGGAACCCTGTCCGGACGGTCACCCCCCGGAAGTTCCCCGTCATCACCCCGGTGGCCATGGGGATCGACCCATCCCAGCCGCCGCAGGTTGACCCCATGACGGGGCAGCCAATGCAGGACCCGAGGATTCAGTCCTTCATCCAACTCTCCCAGCAGGTCGGCAACATCGAGGAGATGCGGTCAGCCGTGTCGGGCCTGATGGAGGCCTACCTGAACTACACCCCAGTCGAACTCAACCTGAAGGAGCATTCCCGAAGGGTGGTGGACGAGGGGATCATCAAGGGCATGGGGGTCTGGTGGACGGAGTTGGTCGAACTCCCCACGGCTGAACCCGGAAAAACCTTCGGGATGGTGGGCTCCTTCGCCGACTCGGTGGACAACCTCACCCTCGACCCTGATGCCGACGAGCAGGAAGACATCCTGTGGTGTGCAAGGCGGTGCATCCACCCCGTCGGCGAGGTGGCATCCCAGTACGGACTCCAGAAGGAAGACCTGAAGGGCCACCTTGAGAGTTACGTCGCCCGCTCACAAGAAGAGGACCGGGACTACAAGTCTAAGAAGCGGGCAGGCAAGACCAACGACCTGATCGTCTACTGGAAGATTTGGAGCAAGACGGGCTTCGGCCACACCCTCAAGGGAGCCCCGCAAGAGTTCCAGGGGATGTTCGATGCCCTCGGCCAGAACTGCTACATCGTGGTGGCCGAAGGCGTGGACTTCCCCCTGAACTGCTCCAAGGAGATCGCCCTTGAGCCGCCCGATGATTCGGGCCTGCCGCCCACCCTGTTCACCCAGACCCGGTGGCCGATCCCGTTCTACTCGGACATCTCGTCTTGGCCGTTCACGCCCTGCCAGTTCCACCGGAAGCCGGGGTACGTCTGGCCGATCTCGCACCTGAAGCCGGGTCTGGCGGAACTCAAGTTCCTGAACTGGGCGTTGTCTTTCCTCGCCACCCGGATCATGGTGTCCTCGAAGACGCTGGTCGGGGTCGCCAAGTCCGCCGGGGACGACATCAAAGACCAGATTCTCAAGCACGAAGAAAACGGGTTCTCCCTCATCGAACTGTCCGAGACACTCGGGCGGTCAGTCAACGACATCGTCTCGGTCTTCCAACTCCCTCAGGTAACGCCCGATCTCTGGCAGATAGTCCAAGCCGTGATGGATATGTTCGACAAGAGAGTCGGACTCACGGAGTTGGTCTATGGCATGACCCGTAACCAGTTCAGGTCAGCCGCAGAAGCACAGGTCAAGTCCGAGCAGATTTCCGTAAGGCCTGATGACATGGCGAACGCCCTTGAGGACGCCATGGGGATGTTGGCTAGGAAGGAAGCCTTGGCCGCCCGGTGGCTCCTCCAGAAGGACGACGTTGCCCCGGTTCTGGGTCCGCTCGGTGCCGAGGTCTGGGACCAGATGGTCGATAACGTGGAGGTGAACTCCATCGCCCGGGAGTACGACTACCGGATCGAGGCTGGCTCTGCCCGCAAGCCCAACAAGGCTGGCAAGGTCGAGCAGATGCAGATGGCCCTTCAGACTCTGGGCCCCGTCCTCCAGAGCCTGATTCCCATGGGCGTCGTCGAGCCGTTCAACAACCTGATCGCCGAATGGGCCAAGTCCTTGGACATCGACGCCAAGGGCTTCATGAT